AGAAACGCGCAGCTTTTTCCTGTGGGACGAAAGAGCGTGTCAGAACAAAGAGTTGAGAAAAAAACATAACTGTAAAGTAGTATGTTCTACTTTCCATAATAATTGGTTTGAATCAAAATACCCCAATATTGAATTTATCCCTGTAGGTTCTGAATTAAATTCAATTCATGCTATTTATAAAATTGGTTGGTTTTATAAAGATTATTGTCCTAATACCTCATACCATCCTATTGATTTTAAATCTCAACCTTTACAAAAAACAGCTACTGATATTTTAGGATTAGAATATAAAGAAATTTCACCTAAAATTAAATCTTTACTTCCGTCCCCAATAAAAGAAAAATATGTAACCCTTTCAATCCAATCTACATGTCAATCTAAGTATTGGAACCACCCTACTGGATGGAAACAGGTAGTAAAATATTTACAAAGTAAAGGTTACAAAGTAGCATCAGTTGACCAACATCGAAATTTTGGAATTAATAATTTTATGAATTGTTCCCCTCAATGTGATTATCACTTCCATAATAAATCATTAGATGAAGTGATGTCTGTTATTAAGGGAGCTGAATTTCACATAGGAATAGGATCAGGATTATCATGGATATCTTGGGCCTTAAACACTCCAACAGTTTTAATCTCTTCATTTTCAAAACCTTGGTGTGAATTCCAAACTAACTGTATTAGAATATACAATGAAACACCCACTTCAGGATACTTTAATACTCATAGGTTAGATGCTTCTGATTGGAATTGGTACCCGTTCCAGAAAATAAAATCAATGGAAGATTGGTTTGAAATTGAAACTATTACTCCTGATTTGGTAATTGAAGGGATTGATCGTATATTATAAGAGTGTTTTGGCTTATAGAAAATAAAGAACAGTTACAAAAATTTAGGGAAAAGAAGTTCAAGAAAGTATTCATTGAACCTCTTTTTTCTAATGATAACATCCACCCTTACCTAAGAGGAATAGTAGGATTCTATATTAGAGAAATCAACCACAGAAAAGGTTTTATTGTTAATATAAACCATAGTGAAGCTACAAGTTGTGACTTAGGGGAAGTATATAACCTAATAGGAGAATTTGAAGAGATATTTGTAACAGATAGGAAGGAATTTTTACATATAGTACCTTTAAAACAGCTTAACGATATACATTTCATCTCTCCTACAGATATACCAGACTCGTTTGCTTGTCATGATTTTTTCTATCGCAAGTACCCCCAAATAGCCAATATAGGTAGCATAATACCCATAGTAAAGCATTATGAACGTTGTGAAACGATATATAACGCTGTTAAACATGTGTTTACTATGGAGAAACCACAACACTTTGAATTCTACAATAATAAGGCTACAAATGTGTTTTATTGGATTGAATCTAATGGATTGAGGGTAGATCCTAAGTTATTTGAGGAGTATTTTGGTGTAGAGAGGGATTGGACTTACTCGCAGTTTAACCTAAAAACGACAACTACGAGACCTTCAAACTCATTTGGGGGAATTAATTATGCTGCTTTAGATAAAAAATCGGGTTGTAGAGAAGCATTCATTCCCGATAATGACTTTTTATTAGAGATTGATATTAGCGCTTACCACCCTACACTAGCGGCACAATTGGTAGATTATGAATTCCAAGATGAGGACATACACCAAGCGTTTGCTGATATGTACGGAGTAGATTATAAAAAAGCTAAAGAGCTAACGTTTAAGCAACTATATGGAGGAGTATTTAAAGAGTATAAAGAACTGGAATTCTTTAAACGAGTTGAAAAATATATAGATGATATAAGTAAGGAAGAAGAAGTTGTCTGTAAGTCTGGATATGTCTTTAAAACGGATATGAAAAAACAGAAACTGTTTAATTACATACTTCAAAATACGGAAACATATTATAATGTACTTATTTTAGAAAAAATTATTAAGTTGTTAAAACATAGTAAAACTAGAATTGTACACTATACTTATGATTCATTCCTTTTAGATGTAGATAAATCAGAAAAAGACTTAATTAAGTCAATCTTAGACGTGTTTAAGGAGTATAATTTTAATGTAAAAGTAGAAGCGGGTAATAATTATAATGCTTTAGAAAAGGTGTAATATTTATACGTAAACTACGATAATGAAAAATAAGTTATTTTGTACCTTTACTACCCAGGATGGATTGGAGAAAACGCTGGTAGAGGTAAAATCTAGCTACGATATACTATATAAAAAAATATTTGTTTTACATATAAAAAGTAATGATGAATTTGTTTGTACATATAACGTGGAGCCGAGCAGCATAGAGGAGATTTTACCCAATACTATATTAGTACATAGAAAAAAAGAATCTAATACCCTTTACACAATAAATGCTCTAAATGAGTTAATAAAACTGTTGAATGGAGGAGTTGTTGATATACGATATAAAGTTAACTGGCAACATTATCGTAATACTATTCTTCTTACTCAACACAATGAGTTAAAACAATTAAAAACAAAAATCCACCAGATTATTGAACTTTAATTTGGGGTCCTGAATTTACATTCGTATATTTAGGGAAAGTTACATTTTAAAAATTAGTTATATTATGGATTTAAATGCAATTCGCAGTAAGCTGAACTCCCTGCAGCAAACAAACAAGGGAGGAGGTCAAAACAACACAAGTTTGTTTTGGAAACCGAGTATTGGTAAACAAACCATTAGGATTGTTCCCAACAAGTTTAATAAAGCAAATCCTTTTACGGAAGTGTATTTTCACTACGGGATTGGAGAACGCACAATGATTTCTCCAATTAATTTTGGTGAAAAAGACCCAATCGTAGAGTTTGCGAAGCAACTTCGCACAACGAGCGATAAGGAAAATTGGCGTTTAGCTAAAAAGCTTGATCCTAAAATGCGTGTTTTTGTTCCCGTAGTTGTTCGTGGGGAAGAAGAACAAGGTGTTAAGTTGTGGCAGTTTGGTAAGAATACTTACCTAGAATTTTTATCACTTGCTGATGATGATGATATCGGAGATTACACTGACATCCATCAGGGACGTGATATTACAGTTGATACTGTAGGACCCGATGTAACAGGAACAGCTTATAATAAGTCATCAGTTCGTGTTAAGACTAAGCAAACACCACTTGGTGAGGCTGATCAAATCCAAAAATGGTTAGAAGATCAAGCAAATCCTATGGAAGTGTTTAAGCGTCACTCGTTTGAGGATATGAAAAATAACCTCCAAACATTCCTTGCCCCTGAGGAAGATACCACTGAAGAGAGTTCAGACGATCTCCCTTTTGATAAAGGGGGGTCTCAAAATAATTACGCAGTGAAGACTCCCCAAAAAGAAAACAAAGTTGACAAATTTGATGAATTGTTCAGCTAATGCCTAGAGGAAAAAAAGCATCATTAACAGCTGCAGTCTCCCAGGAATTGAAGTCTAACTTTGATCTTGCAAAGTTTAAGGAAAAGAAAATGCTTAACTCTAATGTTAAGTTTAAGGATCAACAATGGATCCCACTTTCTAAAGCATTTCAAGATGTAACTTCAATTCCTGGGATTCCTCAAGGACATATTGTTTTACTTAGAGGACACTCGGACACTGGCAAAACAACTGCTTTGATTGAAACAGCAGTTGCAGCCCAGAAGCGTAAAATTCTTCCAGTATTTATTATTACTGAAATGAAATGGAGTTGGGAACATGCCCAACAGATGGGATTAGAACTTGAAACCGAAGTCGATGAAGAGACTGGTGAAATTCTAAACTATAGTGGGCAATTTATTTATGTAGATAGAGAAACTATTAATTCAATTGAAGACGTAGCTGCATTTATTTTAGATTTATTAGATGAACAAAAGAAAGGTGACCTACCTTATGATTTGTTATTCTTATGGGATTCAATTGGCTCAGTGCCTTGCGAAATGTCCATCAAGTCTAATAAAAATAATAATGAGTGGAATGCGGGTGCCATGTCTACACAATTTGGTAATAATGTAAATCAACGTATTACTCTTTCACGTAAAGAAAGTAGCCCTTATACTAATACTTTAGTTTGTATTAATAAGGTCTGGACTGCAAAAGCAGAATCTCCTATGGGTCAACCTAAATTAATGAATAAGGGTGGATATGCTATGTGGTTTGATTCAACATTTGTAGTAACATTTGGTAATATTATGAATGCGGGCACATCTAAAATTAAAGCAATTAAAGATGGTAAGCAGGTAGAATTTGCTAAGCGTACTAATCTACAAATTGATAAAAACCACATTAATGGAGTTACTACAAGGGGTAAAATTGTTATGACACCCCACGGGTTTATTAATGATGATGATAAAGAAATCAAACAATATAAATCTGACCATGCCCAAGCATGGGCCCAGATTTTAGGAGGTACTGATTTTGATATTATATCTGAAGATCAAGAAGTACACGAAATTTCACACTTCGAAAAAGAACCTGAATAATGATTAAAAAAGATTACTTAAAGATGCTCAATAACATTGAGCAAGGAGAAAGTTCTGCTAAACCCGGGCAACACGATAGAGTTATTTTTATAGATGGTCTCAATTTATTTTTGAGAAACTTTGCCGTACTAAATTTTATAAACGGGAGCGGCAATCACATAGGAGGCTTAGCAGGCTTTCTCCGTTCTTTAGGTGCTCTTATAAATCAAATCCAACCAACTGCCATGTATGTTGTATTCGATGGGGTAGGTGCCTCTACTAATAGGAGGTACCTACTTCCCGAATACAAATCTGGAAGACACACAAACCGTATTACTAATTGGGATGCATTTGATAATATTGACGAAGAAAATGATTCTAAAGTAGATCAAATTGTAAGACTTATTCAATATTTAAAATGTCTACCAGTTAATGTAGTATCTATTGATAAATTAGAAGCAGATGATATTATAGCTTATATGGCTAAGGATATGTCTGAAAGATTTAATTCAAAATCATATATCGTTTCTAGTGATAGAGATTTCCTTCAATTAGTAGACAAAAACATTACAGTTTATCGTCCCATAGAAAGAGAATTTTATGATGTCGCTACTGTAAAAGAAAAATTTGGAATTGTTCCCGAAAACTTCATTCATTATAAAGTTTTATTAGGAGACGCCTCTGATAAAATACCAGGAATTAAAGGTCTGGGTAAAAAAGGAGTACTTAAAAGATTTCCTGAGTTAGCAGATGGTGCTATGCCTTTTGATAGATTATATGATTTAAGTGTAGAACGTTTAAAAGATAGTGTAGTGTTTGCTAGGGTAGTTCAAGATTGGGAAAGATTAATTAATACTAAAAAAATTATGGACTTAGAAACTCCTATGGTTTCAGAGGAAGAAAAGGAATATCTTTCTCAATTACCATTGGAGCCTCTTAATGAACTTCGTATCTTAGAATTCATGAGTTTATATAGTGAAGATGGATTAAACCATCATATTAAAAATACAGAATTTTGGTTAAAGGATACATTCACACGATTAATATATTAAAGTTTTGACTCTTAATTCTCTTTCAACATACGGCACAGCTTTTCAAATAAAGGTTTTATCTTCACTTCTTACGCATAAGGAGTTTCTTCAACAAATGCATGATGTATTAAGTGAAGAATATTTTGATAATCAAGCACATAGATGGGTTGTCAAAAATATTTTAGACTACTACGAACAGTATCATACTACTCCTACAATGGAGGTACTAAAAGTAGAAATGAAAAAAGTTGAAAATGAAGTATTACAACTTTCAATTAAAGAACAACTACGTGAAGCTTATCAATCATCAAAATCCGATTTAGAATATGTTGAAAAAGAATTTTCAGCATTTTGTAAAAACCAACAATTAAAAAAAGCACTTTTAAATAGTGTAGATTTACTTAACTCGGGTGATTTTGAATCTATTAGAGGACTTATTGATAATGCCCTAAAAGCAGGTAATGATAAAAATATTGGACATGAATATCTTAAAGATACCGAAGCCCGTTATAGGGAAAATGCTAGAAAAATTGTCCCTACCCCTTGGGACAAATTTAATGAACTTATGCAAGGGGGTCTGGGCAACGGAGATTTTGGTCTTATATTTGGTAATCCTGGAGGAGGTAAGTCGTGGACTTTGGTTGCTCTTGGTGGATACGCCGTAAAAATGGGGTATAGTGTACTGCACTATACTTTAGAACTTGGCGAAGATTATGTAGGGCGACGCTATGATGCATTTTTCACAGGTAAGCCAGTAGATACACTATTTAAAAACAGAGAAAGAATTAACGAAGTAGTAGAACAACTCCCAGGTCAGCTAATTATTAAAGAGTTTTCACCTGGAATGGCTACAGTTAATACTCTTCGGTCACATATTCAAAAGTGTCAAGATTTAGATTTTGCTCCTGATTTAATTATTGTTGATTATGTAGATCTTCTTTCATCAAAGAAACGAGTTAGTGATAGAAAAGGAGAAATTGATGATATTTATCTAAGCACTAAAGGACTTGCTAAAGAACTACAATTACCAATTTGGTCTGTTTCTCAAGTAAATCGAGCAGGGGCAAAAGATAATGTAATTGAGGGTGATAAAGCTGCTGGTAGCTATGACAAAATGATGGTTACCGATATTGCTATATCTCTTTCACGTAAAAAGGAGGATAAAGTAAATGGCACAGGAAGATTTCACATTATGAAAAATAGATACGGAATGGATGGGATGACATTTTCAGTGGTAGCAGATACTTCTACGGGACATTTTGAAGTTTCAGATCATCACTTTGATGATAGTGATGCACCACCCCCAGTTCAACAACTCCCAAATACAAATCTTAATACTTTAGATCGAGACGCTTTAGCGCAACAGTTTTTTTCACTAAACACCTAAATAAAATTAAAAATATGCCCCAAAAGAACTTAAAAGAGGAAAGAATTGTCTATAAACCCTTCGAATACCCCGAAGCAGCTGATTATTGGCTTAAACAACAACAAGCTCATTGGATTCATACTGAAGTCCCAATGATGAGTGATATTAACGATTGGAAACAAAATTTAAA